CTTACCCACGCTTCTCTACCTCTTTTATAATGTCTTTAGATATCTCTTCTGGTTCTTTACCCTCAGCCTTGATCTCTATAAATCTTCTTTTACTTTTTCTAAACTCGTCTAATGCAGGACCAGTTTCTTTCTCATAAACTTTTAATCTATTCTTTATGATCTCTGGTTTGTCATCTTTTCTACCACGAGCAGTCAATCGTCTAATCACTTCTTCATCTGATACATTTAGATACACAACATAGTTATATCCTATATCTTCTTCCCTCATCTTATTTAACTGTTCTATATTTCTAGGGAACCCGTCTAATATATATCCGTTCTCGGTATCGTCTTTTGCAAGTCTAGAAGTTAATGCCTTCATTACTTTGCCAATAGGTACTAGGTCGCCTTTGTCCATAATCTTTGCAACTTCAGGATCTGTTTTCTGTAATTCTCTCATCATATCACCAGTGTAGATATGAGGTATACCGAAATGTTTAGAAATGAATTTAGAGTAGGTTGATTTACCTGACCCAGGGCCACCTATCATTATAATAGTAACCTTATCCATTGCTTCTAAAAATTGTTTTAAAGTTTTTGGCACTATCCTCATCCCTTTACCCAGTCTTTTGCAAGAGTGAAGTTTGCTCTACTAAACTCCATACGATCAACTAATTTAACAGCACCACCACTTTTGATTGCAACATAACCTTCTGGATCAGTTACCTTAAAGCCTGATGGTGTTTTAAGAAATGTTCCTATACTTTGTACACTTCTTAATTTATTTAACAGTAATAACTTTGCACTTTGTAAAGACAGATATGTAGCAACTGCAAAGTATAAGCCTTCACTATTACCTTTTATAAATCTTAAACCTGCTTCTTGTATTGCAATATATTTTCTTTTTGAATCTTCTCTCTTAACTTTATCTATTTCAACTTGTAATCTATCTCTATAAAAAGGTGCAAACTGACCAGCAAGTTTTTTTGTATTACTTAAAGATGTACCTTTTCTTATATAAGAATTAAAATATGCTTTCAACTGCACACCGATAGATAATATACTAGTATCTTTGGCAATCTTATCCATAAAGATTGAACCTTTACCTACTGANCCTTCAGCCATTCTTAATATGCCATCGAACTTAGACTGTTCACCTGAATCAAACTTAGCACCAGAGGCGTCTTTATAAACAGCGTCATCAAANAATACTGATCTAACTTTTCTTAGACGAGATACATTCGCACCAAATTTAGCACCTAATGATGAAAATGTTTTACCTGTATATGTTGTATGAAATATTATACCTAGATTGGCATTAGCAATTCTACTTGCAAGGGGAGTTCCGATAGGTACTGCATATGTAATAGTGTTAGGTGTAAAGACTATATTCTTTTCACCATCTAGAGTAGCAGTTTTAAGTTCGCCCTTAGTAAATAGTAAGTCGCCTTGTAAGATACCTTTGATACCTAACTTTCGCAACTCCCTCAAGCAGATTTCTAATTTTTCACCAACAGCCCCACCATGATTTTTTCTGATGTCAGCTGATGTATAGTTAATTTTAGGAGATTTGTTGAATACTGATTTAGTACCAACAAAGAAACGACCGTTATCAGGATTTGTCCCACAGATTATCGCAGGTGCACCATCCCATTTAACAGTTAAACTTGTTCTCTTACCGCCACCTGAAAACATTTGTCTTATAGACTTCAAAAATTGTATGGCGTTTAGAGCGCCACGACTTCCATTATTTATTATCTCATCTTCTAAATGTTCTAAGTGGGTATTTTTAGCCTCTACGAGGTAATCTAAAAACCCTTGCATTATTCGCCTTCTCCATTAATATAATATAGTCAATTATTCACAACATTTGCACTCACAAGCAGAGTCCTGACACATTTCAGGACAATCGTGACCACAATCTTCGCAATATTTGTTTGTTTCTTTTACCATACTACTATTTATAACCTAATATAGTTTAACAAATGGACCAAAACTAGGTCCTTTTTTCATAGCTAAATATAACATTCTAGTCATTAATTCGTTTCGTTCCTTCTCACTTAATTTCATTATTGAGTACACAAAATCTAATTGTTGTAATTTAGATGTTGTATATCCGTTTCTCTTATCACTACCATTGAATGATGTTTTAACTGAACTTATAAATTTACTTGTTGATATACCAGTGTCAACTTTAGAAGCAACAAAACTAAACTTACTTTTAACTCACTCTCTCTATTAGAGAACATAGCAGAATCTAATGGGTATAATCTCCAGTTATTAACAAATTTCTTTTTTGTAATATTATAGTCTTTAACTAACATATCACCTAAAAGATTTAAAGGAACTTTACCCAATCTAGCAGCACCTTGTCCTTTCATAGTAGGTTCAAATTTTAAATTATTAAAACCTTTTGAATTCTGTCTTAGTTGAAACTTTGCTTCACCTTCTTTATTTTTAACTGTAATAACAGTATCGGTTGTTGATAGATTTGAACCTGATAAAGAAAAATTCATTCTAATATTACTTAATTTGTATATATCAGTTTTACCTATCGCAACTTTTGTATTTACATATTCTAATCTAGCACCAGTACCAGAAACTGCTTTTAAAGAAACACCAACAAGTCTTTTCTTTTTTAACATATCTCTCATAACATCATTGAGTCTATCAATACTTCCACCCTTTGCAGCTTTAATTAAATCAGCCCTAACTTTATTTTCTTCATTTATTAACCATACATCAGCAGGATTCCAGCTATCTTTTTTAGGTATATTAAATTCATCTTTAATTAGTTTAGATATGAAGTCCATAAAACCACCATCTCTATTAAATTCACTAAATTTAGATCCACTAAACTCTTGTTTCATTTTTTTATATTGAGCAAAAAGACCTTTTAACCAAACATCATTTACTTCAGGATAAACTTCTAATAATGCTTTGTAAAAAGGTTTATCTTTAGCAATATCATTGGCAGATTGATAATTCTTTTTATCTTTTAATGCTCTCACAATAATTAGAAGTGAGGCTCTTTCTTGTTTTGCTGTTGAAGCACCGTCTGAAGCACTTACTGAAGTTTTACCTGTCTCTAGAAATCTAATTTCGTGTTGACCAAAATCAACATCAGAAGCTCTTTTACCTCCGACTTGTCCTACCTTTACACCGACTTTAGATAAGAGAGGTTTAATTCTATTAAAATTATTAACAGATATTTTTACTATATGCCTACTAGATTTATTTACAGGTTTATCATCACAAAAAAATTCACCCTCAACCATAAGTTTAAAAAATGGTTCGGTAGCTTTATATAAGAAAGGAGAAAAATGTTGTTTGATCCCGTTGTATGTTGCTATACTATATGCCATACTGCTATTTATATAACATTATGGTGTGATTGTCAAGCCTTTACTTTACCTAGTGTGAGAAAGTCAACAATGCCCCCATTGGGTTCCCATTGTTTATGTTTATTGTGATGATTAGTAATTCTATCTGTATCATCTTTAAAGAAGTTCTCGACTATGATAGAGCCAGTAGGTCTTTCAATGCATTGATATACTATCGTCTTACCTTTTTTGACCATAATAGTTTCATAAGATAAACTTATATTATTTCTAGGTGGTCTCTTTTCTCTTCGTTGTCTAGGCATTCTTTCCTCTCATAGCAGATACTAATTTTGATCTATTCTTTTCACCAAGGGCTTTCACCTTTTCATTCCACTCTTCCATTTCTTTGTCTTTTTTCTTTTTGTTTTTCTTTGCCATGCTTTTTCCTTTGCGAAATATAGAGTCATAGTTTGCTACAAACTCTTTTGTTGGTAAATGTATGCCATCTTTGGCCATTATATTTTAAAGTCTGAAAACTTATTAAGTCTTTCAGCAGTTTCTGAATTATCGAATACTGATTTGTCAGGTTCATTCTGTTGGTTAGCGTCTACCATATCGTCTTGAGCCGCCTGTTCTACATCATAGACTCTCATCTTTGATCTATCTACACCCAACATAAACTTACGATTGATTGTCGGGTCGTTGTATCTATTCTTTAATTGTTTAATAAGAAATTGACCTTTCTTCTCTAGTTCTTCACTAGATATAATAGCAAACATAAAATCAGCTGTTGCAGGTAAACCAAAACTTTCTGATGTATCTTCGAGACCTATATCACTAGACCCAAAACCTGTTCTTGTAGTTTGTGTTGCCGAGAAGATAGGTAGGTTATGTTCTACAGCAAGACCTCTAAGTTCTTCAGCGATAGACTTAACGATTGTATATGAGTTAGCAGATGACCCTGACTTGAGTCTAGATGATACACATAGATTCAAATAATCAATATAGATAACATCTGGTTTAAAATCTTTCTTGATTGCAAGTTCATTAAGTAGAATTTTGAAATGACCAGCGTGAGCAGAAGCAGTAGGATATTCTTTGATGATTAATTTACCAGTAGTCTTTTCTTCTAGTTTCTTAATCTTGTCTTGATACATCATCTTCGGTAGTTCAGGTAGATCACTCATAGATACATTCAAAAGATTTGCGTCTATTCTTTCAGCAATTCTTTCTTCAGCCATTTCTAAAGTAATGTACAACACATTCTTACCATTCAATAAGTTTGCAGCTGCAAGGTGTGTCATAAACAAAGTCTTACCGACACCAGTACCTGCAAGAGCGATGTTCAATGTCTTTGTTGGAACACCACCACGAGTAATACGATTCATAAAGTCTAAATCAAATTCGACTCGTTCTTCTTTTGTATGGTAGAAATCATATCGAGCAGTAGCCTCGTCTATGAAGTCATGCCCAATCTTTTGATCGAATGATACTGATAAAGCATTAGATAATAATTCTGGTAAATATTCTGGTGTGTGAGTTTTATCTTTGCCATCAAGTATTTGAATACCATCCATGATAGCATTATGTATGGCACGATCTTTACAAAACTTTTCTGTTGTCTGTATTAGCCACTCTTCATTAATATCTTCTTTTTTAAATGTAGATATTGTACTTGTGATACTTTGAAACTCACTATCATTAATATCTTTTCTTGCATTTAATTCAATGGCAAGTGTCTCATTTGTGGGAGATGTATTATACTTATCATAGAAAAGACTAATCTCTCTAAAGATCAACTTCTCTAGTCTGTCATTAAAGTACTCCTCTTTTAGAAAAGGCAAGGCCTTTCTAGCATAAGATTCTGTGTGTATAAGGTGCTTTAATGCTGTTCTCTCAATTCTCTCTTCCATTCAACTCCTGATCCATTACTTGTATTAAAATATCTCCAATATGATTTATAAACTCTTGACTTTCTGTATCTGCATTTTGATAATTCTTATCTATAACATAATCAAATTTCATAGGTAAGTTACCATCTTCGTTTTCTTCTTTTGCAAATTGCACATTACCATAATGATATATTATATCAGTATAGGGTCCGCTAGTCAACTTGATTGAGGCCATGTCTTGGTTTTGTTTTTCAACAAAGACATAATCTTTTTCGTGCTTAGGTAGTTTCTGTTTCGTCTGGTTCGACACCATATTTAAACTCTTTGGCAGCAGCCTCATCTAATTGTTTTAAAATTTCTTTAGTAAAGTATTTTGTTGGATCGTTGTTGATGGTTTTCCCAAAAGTTTTTGAGCCATCTGGTAATTCTATTCGTGTAGAAACTTGTTTAAATACACCATACTTCAATGCAAGGTCTAATAGACCGTAGTACTTATCTAAACCTTTATCGTATGTAAGTCTCACATCAACCATCTTATTCTCTTTAGTTAATCTTGACTTGTGGTTTTTACAATGAATTATATTACCTATAATTTCAGTCCCGTCTTTTTCTTTTCTTTTAGAAAGATAGACGATGGAACTAGCCGCATATTTGAGACCAGATCCGCCGCCCATTTCTTTAGTTGGGAACATAGAACCAATGACATCGTAGGTGTGATTGGTAATAATAAGTGGCACTTGTGCCTTGCCAAGTTTCAATGTTAAGACTCTAAATGCGGCCTTAACAATTTGTGATCTTGTCATATCTCTTGTTTCTTTTCCTGCCTCGGTATCTTCCATCTCTTTTGTGGTTGATAACATACCTAGACTATCTAAGAC